CTACACACATTTGTTCAAACTTCTCCAAGTGCAAAGTCAATGGAATTATATTATTAATATCACTATAGTTATTATACTTTTGTTTATAGAAGTTATGAGTCGTTGTATCACATTCACTATAATCTTCCACTTTACCATCCGATATAAAAAATATAATGTTTATATCATAAAGATTATTTATAGTCAAAAGTTGTGAAAACTTCTTTTTATCAAAAACCCACTTCTTTCCAGATATACTGTTCAAATCGTCCACTAATCGTTGTTTATTTACTTTATATAAACAATCGTTATGATTTATAGATAGAATGTAGGTAGATTGTTTTTGTATGTTATATACACATAATAAACTGATTTTTGAGATGCATGGATGTAGACGATCATCAACTTGAATTACGTCACAAATCAAGTCATGATTGTTGTTTTCATGTATAAATTGTTTATACTCAACTTCTGACTTAATAATCATTCTACCAAGATACTATATAAAAAAGAGACTGTCAATTTAACTTGATCTCCAAAATTCAAGGGGATCTCGTAACACGTTTTCTAAACCGGGTATATATTTTTTATATTTATTTATTTGTCGGAGATTATATTCATATACACCATTATAAATTTTTATTTTATTTTTAAATACATCATTTCTCTGTCCCGATATTCGCCATTCAACTGAAATTTTTGCATAAATATTTGGAGAAACATCCTTATAATTATCCTTGGAAATTTCATATATTACTTTGTCATTTATTTTTTTAACAAAATAACGATAGATAAACCCCGCCTCATAATCATTAGACTGTGGATAAGGTTTATTATAGACAGGGTATACTGTTTGTATCTCAGAATATCTTATATTTCTTTTATTGTCTGGATATTGTATCATTGTGGATTACCATAAGTTAGTGAATTCGTGGTCGCAACAGGTGTAGTTTGTTGTAAATTATACGCCGGTCTAACAGATGCTTTAATTCTGGTTTCCCACCCATTTTCATCAAGGGTGTGATTAACATCCCTCACTTGAAATACTACAACATCATCTGTAAATGGAGGAGGTAAATTTCTTACTTTAAAAAATTGAAATACTTTTATTCCCGCAATTCCCATCAATGAAATTTCAAGTTCCACATTTCGTATAGGCGCACAATATACATTTGTATTTCCTTTTTTATCTTCGTCATTCAATAAATAAACCAACGCTTCTTTATCAGGAATACATAAATCTGCAATATTGTATTCGCTAAAATTTGCAACTTTAACACTAATTGTACCTACACCACCGAAGCCACCGCCCACCGGTATCGCCTGGGTTCTTTCTTCTACGTTTCCAGAAGATGCTTTGTATACTTGAACTCTCATCAAGAAACCTGCATCAGGATTCTCCGGTTGAAAATTCATGTATTTTTTAATGACGCTCAAAAAAGTCAACATTTGATCAGAATATGTACCTCTGCTATTATCTGTATTTTTTTTATCTTTTTCTTCATCTTTAATTCTATCAACATAAACCCCTTCGTTTGAAAAATCTATTAAATTATTTGATGATAAAGATTTTTCTCCAAATGATCTATATAAAATCTGATTGGCCATACCATTTGTCAACGATGTTGTAAAGTTTATCTTTTTTACTATCGATTTGTTACTTCCGTAATCAAATGTAAAAATATCTCCCAAATTAAAGGCAGATGCTTTGTATTTAACATCAACAATTTGTAATCCTCCTTTTTTGTTAATATCTGGCTTCACTGCATCTACATTTACCAATTCAAGATTCCAAAAATCACAAACCGATTCATTGAGTTCGGACAAAACCTTGTCATACATATCTTTCATATTTATAACATCATCATCGACCACAAGAGAATCAATTATAAAATTTAAATTAATATATACATTTTTTAACAATCCTTTTTCATCAAATGCGGTATTCTCTCTCGTTTGTATTAAATTTCTACCATAATAATTTAAAACCACATCAAGATCATTTCTAAAAATTTGTTTTCCATAACCAATCAAAAGTTTTAATTGTATGTCGGCAGGATTAGTGTTTAAATTTTTTCTTTCTATTTTAATGTTGCTTAATGTTATTTTTTCATTTGTTACTGAAACAGACATAGACTCACCAACCGCTTGTCCTTTTTTATTTTGTGATTCTTCATTTTGACCAGTAAAAAAATCACGAAATACAGATCCCAATTGTCCGCGCGTGGTATCAGATGCATCTGTTCCTGATTTATCATCTCCAATAAAAGTTGTGACTTCATCCTTATATGTGTTATATGAAATAGATCCGCTACCATTAAATTTTGGAGATTTTGAATTTGGTATTAATACATCTTTGCTTGTAGATATTAAATTAGGGTGATATCCAACATTTGAATTTACTACATCCACTTCAAAAAAATCCTTTAAATATTCTTTTTCACTATTCTTATTTTTCAAAGAATTCATTATATCAACAAACAATTCCATTGTTATATAAGTGTCTAATAGAGAATTATCTGATCCTTGTTGTTCTAACAATCCACTTGTTTTAGACCTATTTGGAAATTTATAAACATAATTTGGTAAATCGTTTAGTTGTTGCCCATACTTGGCTCTATAAGGACTTAATAACGCATGAAGTTTAATATTATCATTATCAAGATTACGTTCAGGATTTGATGTATCGCTTGGATCTGGAGGAACTGGAAATTCCCCATTGTCTGAGAATGATACCAACGTCTTTAAAGTTTGTTGAAATAAAGTTTTAAATGATAACGCAGGTGTTTCAGTTGCAGTTGCGTTATTGCCAGATCCTAAATTAATCGATTTATCACCTCTAACATTAAATCCGGTATATAACATTTGACGAGATCTTATTTCAGTGTATCCTTTTATTATATTATCATCAAATCCGTATTCAAAATTAGTGACATCTCCAACCATGAAATCATAGTTTCCTTTTGATTTGGGAACTTTGGTGTCATAATGTTCAAAATGATTTTTTACTATACTCTTTAAATCTGTTATTTCTTTATAGTTAATTAACGAAGCTACATCAAAATTATTCCACCCCCATTCAACGAAAACAGTTACAAGAGGCGTTAAAAAATAAGGCGTTAATGCCTTCAGTTGGTCGATAGAGTGACAAATCCAGTTAATCTTTCCAGTGGCAAAGAAGTTTTTCTGAACATCCACTGTGAATGATACTATTCCAGGTTCAGGCACGTTTATTCTAAATTGTTGATTGCTTATAATTTTAGGCGATCCATCGTTTGAATACCCATATGTTTGTTCTTGATTTGATATTCCGTATCTTTCCGAAAACGAATCTCCAGATTTTAATAATAATCCCCATTTGTTATTGGTATCTTTCCCCGCAGTTTTATTCATTCCATTAGAAAAAACTTTAATCCAATGTCTTCTAGGACCAGATGAATATTTCATGGCGCCATTTGAGTTTTCTGGAGACTGAATAATACCAGAAGATAAATATTTTATTCTGTTATTTAACTCATCAATGACCCATTTAGAGAATGGACCTGCTTCCCATGGACGATCTGCTGACATAATTTTTTATGAATTTGCTAATCTAAAGTTTAGTAATATTGAAGTTATGTTTGTTGGTATTCTAAGTTGTTTGGTTATATCCAAACTAAGTCTGCCTTTACCTAAATTATTGGCAACTGCAATAACCCACCATAAACTAGTATCTTTATAATACTTAAATGCCAAAGAGTCAAGATAATCATTTTCAGATACAGTTATATAAATATCAGATTCAGATATTGGTATTGATGGATATGTCAATGTTTTGTATACAGGTTTGCCATCCCATCTTTTTGATTTAGTTGTATAATCGTATCGATTCATAATCTTTATACTAAATTTTGTAATTCGGCTCTGCGTTGTTCAAATCTATCCAACGCCCCACCTTCTCTTATAATTTGAGGAAATGTTTTATCAAATTCTCCGACACTAATTTTATTTTCGATATCTTGATTTTGTTTTTTAATTAAAGATTGTTCTGTTAATTTTTTATTTTTTAATTCTTCTTCACTTTCAAACACAGATAATCGTCTTCCGAATAACGTTGAATTTGCATCATCAAAATTATTTCTTCCGACTTTTGGTCTTTCTTTTTCCAAAATATTTAAATCAAGGGTTATATCTGCTTCCATTGGAAACTGAGCAACCCGAGCTTCTGATTTTAATAATCCATTATAATATGCATATGATTCATTATAATTGACATCTGATTGTAACGTTTCCCACGTTGCATTGTCTGGTATCAATATGCTCATGTTGGTTATAACAATTGGTTGTTGTTTATACATTTCGCCGATAGTTAATTTTACTAAAGGAGGAACAATAAATTCACCATTGTAATATTTAGCAGGCTTTGATAATCCCAATAAATAGTTTATTCTAATCCACATCGGTAACAATTCTTTTACCGACATTGCGACTGCACTAAATGTAAAACCTAACGATCTTGTAAATCCTTTATAATTATATATTTTGTCAGCATTTCCAACATATTGAAAATTATCCCAATCGCTCGTATATCTTTCGTTTATAGATTTAACGGTGGCTCTAAATGGTATGTATTTTTCATTTGCAATATCGTAAAACCAAAATCTAATCAAATCTCTATCTTTTACTACATCCAATTCATCTTTATTCAATACAGGAAGTTTATTTAAACTGTCTCCTCCTTTTGTGGACATATACTTTCCGGTAGAAGATTCTAACAATTGACGTTTTAGTTGATTACTCTTAAATCTGTTTATATACGTAGACTCATTAAAAGATGTGTCCGTTAAAATGTTGTCAACGGATTTATTTTTTGTAGATTTTTGATTTTTTAATTTTTCCCAACTATTTGATCTCCCCAATAATTGTCTATTTAATAATTGAACAGACAAGTTTTGGGGATTATCTAATTTTGTAGGATATACACCTGGACCGGAATTTGTTCCTTTTATATTATTGATATAATCACTATAATTTGCCAATATTTCAGATTGTTCATATGGAGAAACAACGGTTAATCCAAGTTCAAAATCTTCTTTTTTACTTGGAGTAACTACCGGATTTACAACTACAGTTTTATATTTATCGAAATATCGTTGCTTTGAATCTTTAACAGATAATAGGTTCGAGTCATCTAAAGTTGCATATCTATATGATACATTTCCTTTTATTACACCGGCCCATTTTTGTCTCAACCCATATTGTTCCGTATTATTTGTATCGACCCATACAAAACGTGGGATAGACGGAGCACTTCCGAGAAATGCGGATAATAATTTACCAAATATTCCAGGTCTAGAATATGGTTGATTTATTATTCCGTTTTTTATCATCAAATCATACGAACTTTCGTCTGCTTTGAATACCGTTCCTCTTGGTTGGCCAATGGGAACAAGTGCACCTATAGCGGTGGATCCCCTAATATAATTACCTACTGTGGATAATAATTTTCCAACCAATCCTCTTGATGTTGGAGCCCAGTAATCCGTGAAGTTTTTATATGCATTAGATGCGCTCTTTCCTCTTGTCAATCCTTTGCCTCCGTCTTGTCTATTTACAGGTAATGCACCTGGTAATCTTGAGCTAAACGGATTTATACTATTAAAAAAAGTAGCAGGTTTTCCGGTTGCGGTTCCTGGCGGTGGAGTTGGGTTAGAGTTTCCAAACAACACTGTAGATACCGCTTTTAATCCTAGTGCTCCAAAAATTCCTCTTGCATTTAATTCAACAAATCTGGTTGGTCTTGATATTAATCCAAGACTGGCTGGTCTTGAGGATGCGACTATAGGCATCAATGGATTGTATATTTTAGTTTCATTAAATGGTTGTAAACCCTGTAATAAAAATTGAGTTGTATTAAATTTACTACCAGCAGACGTTCCTAAAAATTTTCTTATTCTTATTACGTCTTCAACGGACGATACAAATGGAAATGTTCTGCTATCGGTTTTTTTTCGTCTATTTAAAGAAGAATTAGATTTTAGTCCACCTACTTGAACATTTGCGGGATTTACAGCAAAAAACGGCTGTTGTGATTTATATTCCTTTCCTTCTCCATCAGTATAATAACTATATTTGGTATATAATATATTTTTATTGGCTACAAACAATTTTGATAATTCACCAGGCGAACGTAAATTATTAAATGACGTAGGAATAACAAGTCCATTTGATTGGATTTGTGTATTGTTAGTAGAAATTAATCCGTCAATATTATTTTCGTTTGCCATAAATTATACAAAGCTTGATTGCTGTGTTGACACACCATATTGAGTAGCAGGTTGTGCAACTTGCATTGTGGTTGCTACTGCAACGGCAATCGCCTTTCCATCAATAGTTAATGTGAATTTTGCTTGTTTCATACCTTCCACCACTGCAGATTTAATTGATTCAATCATTGCCGTATTTGCACTTTCTTTACCAGTAACCGATTCTCCTTTTACGCCGGCACTAATGTTTGTCTTAAAATTTCCAAGTTTATCCAAAACATCTAAATCATCTTTTTTGAATTTTTGTAGTTCATCACGAAGTTCTGACATTGCTTCTTTTACAGCAACAACACCATCTTTCATTCTAGATAAATTGTCTACATTTATATTTTCCATTAATTTGGAAAACGAATCTGAAAATGTTTTTATTGGATTTGCAATCGATTGCATTGATTTTCCAAGCCCGGCTAATACTAATGAAATTCCGACTATTACTAACGCTCCAATTCCTAATAAAAGACCGAGAGGTCCTTCAATTAAAGCACCAAGACCCATGAGTCCGCCTATAAATAGGCCTAATCCAAGAGTTAATTGTGCAAAAAATTCAAAATATCCCATTCCTCCTATATCAGCAGGAAATTCTTTAAGAGCTTTTCCTATTATAAATAACGCGGCTGCGGTAGCGAGAATTATTGCGCCTACTCCGAGAAGATTTTTCCACATTCCAACTCCGCTAGCAACCGATCCTGCTGCCGATGTTCCGCCCGCAACGGTATTACCAAGGGCTTCCGCAGCTTTCATTTTTTTCATAATTGGAATCCAATTTAACATAGTACTAAACAGGTCTTTCCATTTAGTCTTCAAGACGGTGATCACCACGCCTACTGAAATAAGAGCAGACACCCATTTTGCACCAGTGTCTCCTATTGTTTTTCTTAACCATGTATTAATATCAGTTAAATATTGTAATACAACAGCAAATGATTGTAAAACAGGTAAAAATGCTTGTCCAAGTTGTATTATTAATGCGTTTAATTCGGTTTGAAGTTGTTTTTGTAATGCAAGATTGTTCTTAGTTTTTAAGTTTTCCAACGCTCTTTCACCTTCGTTTTTTGCAAAACTCTCTGACATATTATTGAGCGACTTATATTCTGAAACTAATTTTCTTGCTTCATCAGTTCCCATGGCTTCAACCAGTCTCAAGTCTTTTCTGATTTGTAAAGATTCTTGTAATTTATCTACTGTTAATCCGGTTGATGCAGCAATTGATTTTAATGTAAAATAATCTAATTGATTTAAATCCGCTGTCTTTTCTACGGTATCAAGTATTTGTTTTGTTGCGCCTAATATATCACCTCTATAAGCCAAGACTCTGGCATCATTAAATGATATATTTTTACCCAACATTACACTTGCTTCAATTTCAGCATTTATTGACTCTTGAAACTCCAATAATTTTTCGGCAGCAACACCAATTTCTGCAATCGTCAATCCCATTCGTCTTGCTTCTACTACAGATTTTATAAGTTGCGTTGTTGTTCCTCTAAACGTCAATCTCACCGATTCTGAAAGATTTGCTAAATCTTCCATTACTTTTATGAAACTGGTTCCAGCAGCTTTTGATAATTCTTTTGCAAATCCAATCATTGATGATTGTGCCATTGTGCTATTCTTAGAAATACTACCAAGCACTCTCGAAACTTTTACTGATTGATCGGATGTAAGTCCTAAACTTGTTTCCAATAGAGAAAAATTTTCCACCATGGATTGTGTCACTAACATCGAACTCCCCAATATGTTTGCAATATTATTTATCGTCTTTCCAAGCATTTCAGCAGTTACACCAAGATTTGAAAATTTAACATATGTATCTGTTATAATAGTTTTAAATCTATCACCATCTTTTCCTATTAACCCTAAGTTTTTTCTGACTTCAAATGATGTATCTTCTATTGCGGTAAAAGCGGTAAAAATCTTCGTAAAAATTCCCTCCAAGGTTAAAAATTCTTTGATTTGAAAACCCAAAAGTTTATTAGCAAACTCCAACAAATTATTAAAGTTTGATTGTTTATTCGTTATTGATGCCATTTGTGACACCAAAGAATTATACATAGTTTCAAGGTTATTTATCGTTTTGTTTTGCGAAGTTCCTACAGTTTTATATGCATCATATAATGCTTTATTTTTTTGTATTTCTATATCATAATAATCTATCAATTGATTTTTTAAATGAACAGACATAGTTTGTGTCGATATATAAGTCTGTTGCGCTATTAATATTTTCTCTTGAAGTTCTATTTCATCCAATTTTGATTTCAATCCCAAAGAATCTAATGCCAAACTAGTTGATTTCAATTCATTTATTTTTTGTCTCAATATAGAAGTGGCATTTTCTAATGCGACATATTTTTGTGCATTATCATTTAAAGATTGAGCGGCTAAAACCGCGTCTTTCCATCCTTTTGTAAAGCTGCCGGTCTTATCAACAATATTACTCATATTAGCTTGCAAATCTTTGACCACCTTGTTTAATTGTGATCCAACATCCGAAAGCAAATCTTTTGCTTTTTCTAATTCTTTTGTGGAAATGGTATCTGCCATATATTAATACATAATATAAATATACGGAGAATTATCTTTTTGATCTTATTTTAGAAGAAGAAGATGATGATTTATCCATCTGTTCACTTTCTTTTTGTTTTGTTTTTATCAACAAATTTAAATAGAAAGTTCGCAAGTGAACCGGAAGATTATACGCAATGTCTTGAGTAAAAGCGCCTTCGCTATAATAAGCAAGACTGAATATTTGTTCGTGTAGTTGAACTTTATAAGTCTGTGTTAGGCCAAAAAAAGGATACCGTAATCGGTATACCCATCCTTTCTTCATTGCCACAATGTTCACATACAAAATTGAAAGATGTGTCAATTTCAGGAGTAACCTCTTTCAAATATGTTCTAAAAGATAAACTGTCTCTGGAAGTGAGTTCGTTTTCTACAAATTTTCTAATTTCAGCTTTATCTGAGTTGCCGTCTACAGATGTGATAATAAACTTGAATCTTGTGGTTAATTCTGATGCATTTCCATTTTTTAACACTTTTGCCGCCGTTTTTAATTCTGCATCTATTTGTTTATCATCAAAATGAGTCAATAATTTAAAAGTTATAGTTCTCTTGCTGTGTGGAAGAACAAATTCAAATTTATTTTCTCCTTTAGTATATTTAGAAAAATCTAATTCTTTGATTTTAATTTCACCCAAGTTTACCGTTTTTTCATTTTTCTCACCACATTTATTACATTTAATATCTAATGGACCATAACTGTCACCATATGCCAATCTTCTAGCCGCGATATATAAAGCGTTCTTATCACACAATAATAAATCATTTAACTTTACGTTTTTGTTTATTATTAACGCTTCAAGAAGAGTATCTAATACAATCCCTTTTTTGATGAGATTTTGATTCATCAATATATCTTCCTCTTTTGCAGTCATCAACTTCATTTCGATATGACCATCGCTTAGTGGATGTTCATTTGGATAAAAATATCCCTGGCTTGGCAAATCTATCAATTCAGCGGGATATGTTGTTTCTTTTTTGGGTTGTGATTGTGACGATCCGGCAGATTGTCTTGTAATTGGAACCATTAAATTGTCATCCATAACTTTATATTATATAACAATATATATTGAACTTGCAAAAGTTTTTATTATTTTATTTTAAAAACGAGTGCTTTTAACAGCTTTGACATTATCCTCTGCGTCTTTCTTTTCTTTTTCTGCGTCTTTTACCTTTTGTTCAACATCATCTCTTTTTTCAGGATCTTTTAATTTGATTGCAGTGGATTGTTTTTTCTTTTTATCTGCTAAATCGTTGTTTGCTATTTCCAATTCTTTTCTTCTGAGCCGTAATAATCTTGTTCTACTCTGCCTCTTTCCGCTTTAGCATCATCTTCCTGTAATTGTTTAAGAATTCTTCTAACAAACAATCTTCCGTTCTCGTTATTCATGTGTTAATAAATATCTATATAAACAAAAAACCCCACCTTTTTATTGGTGGGGGAAAATAAGGAATATGTTTTATTAATACTGAAGAATGCAATAGTCAACACTCAAAGTAACGCTAACTAAAAGAGGTTCACCGCTGTCAGTCCAATCTCCTTCGCCAAAATCAGCTTGAGTGATAAATGCACCCTTAAGCGTCCATTCTTCGACTTTATCACCAACTGGTCCAAGGACGTTGATTGTTAAATCTTTTTTATAGAAATCACTATAACCATCACGTCCGGTTACGGATTCGTGACTTAAACGAACCCATTCCATTACTGCTTGAGCGCCGGATGGAACGATTGGGTCATATAATTCCATTGTAATATCATCCCAAGTGGTTTTACCCTTGTAGTAACGTTGAATGTTGATATGGTCAAGAGTTTTCTTTTCACTCTTTACTGTTGGTCTTTTTATTTTTCTTACGAGAAACGAAGGGATACCGTCACAATATAAAATGAAACGATTCTTTGTTTTTGGTTCGAAATTCGTAAAAAATATTTCGTTGCTATTTAGTAAATCTGCCATTTTAGTGTCTCCTTTTATTGATTAAATTCATACACGTTTATGTGTTTATAATAAATATTTGAAAAAATAATTTTTTTGACTTTTTGTTGTTTTTTTGTAATAATTATACAATGTTTGAATCAAAGGGTATTTATGCCGAGAAAAAAAGATAATTTGCGTTGGTTGATGGTAGATTGTAAAGTTTGTTCAAAACCATTTGAATGCCGAATTTCTCGTAAAAGAATATACTGCAGCAAAAGGTGTTCGGCAAACGATATTGAAGTTAATAGTATTCGTGTTAATAAAACAAAACAAACATATTTGGAGAAATATGGAGGTCATCCGATGACTACGAATGAAACCAAAGAAAATCTCAAAAAGTCATTATTGGAGAGATACGGGGTAGAGCATTATAGTAAACACAGTGATTATAATAAAAAGGTAAAGAAAACCAAATTTGAAAGATATGGTGATGAAAAATATACAAATTTAGAAAAGATAAAATCCACATTGATTGAAAGGTACGGGGTTGACAATTCGCAAAAAATTAAAAGCGTAAATGAACAAACCTCAAATACAAAAAAAGAGAATCATTATATATTTTTAAAAAAACATTTTGAGGAATCGAATTTAATATGGTTGTGTGAATATGACGAATATAAAGGTTATCATTTTTCTAACAGATATAATTTTTGTTGTAAAACATGTAATAAAACATTTGAAAGCACGGTATATAACTTAAATAATATTTTTTGCGATTATTGTCATCCAGATAAAGTTACTACTGTAGAGAATGAAATTTATAAGTTTTTGATTGAAATTCTTAAAAAAGAAGAAATTATTAAGAGAAATGATAGAACCGTTTTAAATGGCAAAGAGTTAGATTTTTATGTTCCCTCGAAAAATTTTGCAATAGAAATTAATGGTCTTTATTGGCATAGTGAAAATTCAGGCGGAATAAACAAATATTATCATCTCAACAAAACAAAAAGTTGTATGACTCACGGAATCCATTTAATTCATATATTTGAAAATGAATGGATAAATAAAAAAGAAATCGTAAAGTCAATTATTAAAAATTTTATTAATTCTATATCCGATATATCAAAAATAAACGGACGAAACTGCGTTGTTTCGGAAATAAAAGAATCTGTTAAAAATTCCTTTTTGAATGAAAATCACCTACAAGGGGAAGATAAATCATCTATAAAAATTGGATTATTTAACAATAACGAGCTTGTAAGTGTGATGACTTTTAGAAAAACTTCAAGATTTGATAATACAAGCGAATGGGAGTTGGTGAGGTTTTGTAACAAGATAAATACTATAGTTAATGGTGCAGCAAGCAAGTTATTTAGTTATTTTATAAATAATTATAACCCCAACAATATAGTAACTTATAGTGATAGACGATATTTTAGTGGCAAGATATATGAAAAATTAGGATTTAATTTTGTGGATTTTACACCTGTCAATTATTATTATATAATTAATAATTACAAAGATTTACGTCACAGAATGAGTTTCCAGAAACATAAATTAAGTAAATTATTGGAAAATTACGATGAGAAACTGAGTGAATGGGAAAATATGAAAAACAACGGTTATGATAGAATATGGGATTGTGGCAATTCTAAGTATTTTATATCATTTATCCGTTGAAATCTGTCGGTCATACGTTGAAGTAATGGCATTTTTAATTTTTTCTAAGTGACCTCTACTTCTCAATATTTTAAACACTAGATTTTCTGTGCTTAATTCTCCTCCTCTGTCCAATCCAGCTTGACGCATATCATACACATCTTTGAGGGTTGTTTTTAATAGTTCTAGATTTGATTCTTTGATTGCACTGTTTATCTTATACACAACATCGATGTATTTGTTCTGTATTAAGTTATTGTCTACGCTAAAGTTTTCATATTTTGGCTTGGATATCCAATTCCCACTTAATAGTGAATATACTCCACTTGACCTATTCTGTTTGTTCACATCTTGTATAAATACTTCTACATTATATCCATTTATATGAATATCATGATCTTTGTTCCATGCAGATTTTAATTGGTTTACATATTTTTCAACCATTTCAGTGTCACTATTTATATTCTTGAAATTTATAACTAAATGAATATCAAAGTCACTATGATTGGACCAGTTATAATTTGATAAACTACCAACGAACAATATGTCAACAAGAGGTGCGGTTAATTTAGTGTCTTTATAAAAGTCATTTGCAACTTGAATTAGTTTGTCTTTTATTTCTTTATTAAGAACCAGACCACTCCATATTGCAGGATTAAGTTGAGTATTATAAATTCTATATTTCATATATTAGTTCAACTATGTCCATTTGTTTGTTTTATTGCTCCCACGGCGGCTTCTATCTCTTTTTTTGCTTGGGATGCATTTCTATATACAACACCTTCTCCACCAGCAGCAATAAATTGTTCTACATTCTTATATAAATCGTCTAACAATATTGTTAATTTTGTAGCCCATCTCGATTTGTCTGTTCCTGAATCCGCGTAGTTTACTTTTATACCAGGCAAATATTTGTCTGTCCATAATTTTTTTCCAGCCTCAATATCACGAACAATTTTTTCAGATTCGGATGGAAAGTTTACACCAATTTGGTCTGCACTTGTGCTTGTCAAGATTTCGATATTAACTTTTGAGTTATTCTTTAATTCCGTTAGATATTCTCTTAAAATATGAAAATCAGACATTGGTTTCATCTCACTCCAATACTTCACACCTTGTTTAGAAATCTCACTCCACATTGCTTTTGTACCTTTTTTTCTTTCAAATACCGAAGGAGTTTCATTGGTCAATTGTTCAAATTGTAATTCAAAATCGGCTAAAACGCCGTCCATATCAAGATATAACGTGATAATTTCCTGTTGTTCCAATAAATTTGCGTCGTAGATTTCTTTTAATAATCGATCAAATTTAATCATATATATAATAAATAGTAGGAATTTATTTATCTTGACAAAGATTTATAATAAGCATAATATAAGAGTATAGTAACCGCTTAATATAAATAGTATCTTGTTATCTAATTAAGTTGCTTGTTGCGCTTAATTATATATTATAAATTGAGATTGCTTTTTTAAATATAAAAAACCGCAGCATTTAAATAATGCTGCGGTTATAGTAATTATAAACTAAGATTACTTTTTAGCTGGAACAAATGTTCCATCTCCAAGAGACAAATTTCCGTCACCGTAAGATTCGGCAATTTTATTAACCCACGATTGTTCTTCTTTTTGAATCTCAGCATATTCTTCGCGAGCTTTAGTTTCCGCATCTGCGAGCTGTTTAATCTTTTCGTCAAGCGCAACACGCTCTAAATAAAATTGACCAAAAAGATAGATTTTCTCTTGATACTTAGACTGAATTTGTTTCAATCCATCAAGCTCTTCCTGTTTTAACTTAATTGGCTCTGACATACTTATAGAGATGGGGGATTAAAATCGGACTGAGTTACTTGTGACAATCCTCCGTTCTGGGGAATTTCCTGTTGTTGCGGTTGAAGTCTGTTCCGCAATTCTTGATTTAGAATACGAATGTTTGCTTGAGATTGTTCGACCTTTGCAAGTTCGTCATAGACTGCAGCCTTAAGTTCTGTAATACTAAGTTTAGATAACTGGTTTTCCATAATTAAAATATCCTTTCTAGGTTATAACAATAATATATATTATTGAACAGGAAAAAATATTATTTTATTTATGAAAATTTTGTTTTGTTTACCAGGCAAAGAATTCAGCGGAAACTTCTTACAATCATGGACTAACCTATTATCTTATTGTTATTATAAAGGGATTCAATTAGTCTATAATCAAAAATACAGTTGTAATATTTATTACGCTCGTAATATGTGTCTGGGTGGTAGTATATTAGCCGGTGAAAACCAATTGCCATTTGGAGGAAAAGTAGATTATGATTATATGATGTGGTTAGATAGTGATATCATTTTTACTCCACAACAATTTCAAAAGTTGTTAGATCATAAAGAAGATATTATGAGTGGATTGTATAAGATGGACGGCGGCACACACTACGCGACAGTACCATATTGGGATGAAGAATACTTTCAACAGAATGGAAATTTTCAATTCATGGATGATTCTATGTTATCTGAATATAAAAAATGGAAAAAATATCCGGTAGTTTACACTGGGTTTGGATTTATGTTGGTTAAACGAGGCGTATTTGAAAGCATGAAATACCCATGGTTTCGTCCAGAATTTGTTAATATTCGAGGTTCAACTGACTTTACAATGGAGGATGTTGCTTGGTGTAGAGAAGTAACAAAACTGGGTTATAAAGTATTTATTGATACAGACGTTGTTGTCGGGCATGAAAAATTAAAAGTCTATCGATAATGTTTTTAATAGAGTTTCTATAAACAATTCATTTGATAATTTACAAGCATCTTTGCTTGCAATTATACCTTTTTCTTTTACTTTGTCTCTATTATTATAACAATATCGCATTGTTTCTATCATATGTTCTTCATCATACTTTGACCATTTTGCACCAGGAAACTCCCAAAAACCAGTAGCGTCAACCTCGGTGTAATTTAAACAAAAGCTATTATCTTCTGTCACAAATTCTTTTAATCCACCATAATTTGCAACAATTACAGGTCTACCACATGCCATACTTTCGTGTTGCATTAACCCCCATCCTTCTGCACTTACAGCAGAAACGAATATGTCGTTTGAACAATACCAATCTTTTAATTGATGTTTAGTAAAATTTTGAGTGTTGAATTCAATTCTACTATCTGTAAATTTTTGTGATAATTGATTTGATATTTTGATTGATAGACGAACATCTTTTTCAATTGGAAATGCTTTTATAAAGCATTTTATTACTTCTGGCAATCGTTTTCTTGGATCATCATTACCAGTTCCAAATGTAAAAAAATCATTATTATTTGGTTCTGTATAATTAAATATCTTTGTATCTACACCAAGATTTACCACGGTAATTCTAGTAGTACATCCTTGATTTTCAAATGTTTGTTTATTCCATTTGTTTGGTACTATAACTTGATCAAATATATTTATTTTATCAATATAAAAATCCCCAATTCTACTTGCTTCCCACATGCTAAAAAATGTTTTATTTTTACCATTTAGAATGTGTAATAAAGGATGTTGAATATCGGGATAATTAAAAGACGGAAATAACAATAATTCTTTTTCAGTTCCATTTTTTGGTGGAATATCATTAAAATAATTTTTAAATTTGTCTGATATTTTAGAATAACACTTTGGTATTACCACCACATTTTTATTTAACGATTCTTCTAAAATTGTTGACAATAATATATTGTAACCTGATATAAAATTATAGTCGCTTGCAAGCAATAATCTATTTGGCATTTTAAATCAGTTTGGAATGAATACGCTTCCTACCACAGTATCTCTTTTCTTTTGAAAATAGTCAAGTAAACTTTGATTTTCTTTTGTTAATCTTGAAAATGCCAAATTACAAACCTCACCTTGAGTTTTACCGTTTGAATCTTCCAATGGTATTAACTTTTCCATTGTACCTGTATTTCCAGTTGATAAATCTTTAACCAAAAATCCAACAACGATTGATGTGTGAAAATCCGGTGGATAAAGTTCATATCTGCATATTGTATATTCTATATCGTTCATATGTTTTTAAGTATAAATTTGAATGTATCTAGTTGTTCCCCCAAGTGATATTGGTAACCAACCAAGAAAACCTCTGCTGTTAGATGCTCCGCCGGCTAGAGTGGTATTGTCAATTCTAATAGGTGGATTTGTTCCATCACCATTTATATGTAATCTATTTGATGGTGCAATATTGATACCAAAGTTTGTAACACCGCCACCATTTCTTGTTGGAACATCTAGAACGGTTCTAAAATTAGCTGGCGAATAATATCTTATATAATTATCATTAGAAGCATAAACTTTGTCAATTGCAACAGTACTGTTGTCTCCTGAAATCGTATTTATCCAACCGGCATGAATGTAACCATTTTCTTGTGTTCTTACTATTTTATTTGCTTCGTAATTATTTCCTGTTTGAACAGCCAATCCTCCAGCAGTAACTGCATTACCTGTAACATTTATACTCCATGTTCCGCTTGCTCCGGTGCCAGTCAGCGTGGGAGCGAAGGAGTTGAAGTTCAAAGAGTGAAGCACTTCTCTCCATGAATTAAATCCCCCTCCCCAAACATCACGCAGCCACCACCGGCCGGTCGCTGCGCCGTTGACCATCTGCCAACCATATCTAGATGATCCATTTGTGTAGTGAACTGACTGAATGCCAAGATGATGGGTAGTGTCTCCAGGTCTGTTGGCAGGTCCGCCCCAGGAATCTGTAAAACCGCTACCCCAGTCGAACACCAAGTTCCAATCGGTGCTGTCCCATCCCATGACACCGGTCCAATAATTAGTATCTGTTGTGTTTGCACTTCTCGGAGTTGCATTTTTATAAGTCAAATTAATTTGTTGTTTGAAATCTGAAACGCCTTTAAAACGAATAAAACCGTCAGCGGAACAATATATTCTGTCTATACTTTGAGTATCAGGCATATCACCGGAAATCGTATTTATCCAACCAGCCATAATGTAACCGTCACCCTGCGTTCTTACTATTTTATTTGCTTCATTATTTGTTCCGGTATGAACAGCCAATCCCCCAGCAGTAACTGCATTTCCAGTAACATTTATAGCCCATGTTCCGCTTGCGCCTGTGCCTGTTAATGACGGAGAATATGAAGTATAATTACCATCTGTAATTATTGTTCTCCAAGCATTCCAAGTAGAATTATCATCGTTTCTGGTTCTAATTTTAAAATCATTGCCGCCACCGCTATATGCACCTACAAGTTGACACGAATAATCGATTGCGCCTCCCAAACCTCCGAATGCTATAAATGGGCCTGTAGGTTCACCAGAACCGCCATATGTAAATCCGCACTCAAGATTTGTTATTGAACTATTTAAACTAGTAGAATCGGATGGATGTATTCTAAGTCTTCTTTTACCAAGAGGAGTGCCTGTATAATAATTTGTAGTATATATACCATTTGTTACTGTAGCAGCATTTCCAGTAACATTTATAGCCCATGTTCCACTTGCTCCAGTGCCAGTCAGTGTGGGAGCGAAGGAGTTGTAGTTCCCCGAGTGCAGGTGCAACCTCCATGCTGTGAACGTGCCGTTATTCGCTCCCGTGCCTCCTTGATATGTGCGAGACCACAGATTCTCGTCGTAGTAGCTCATGGCCAACTGGAAGCCGTGGTCGTTTCCGGGGTTGCTGTGCCTGACGTTGATCAGGTTGTACCAAGTTGCGGACGGGGCGTTGGTCGATTGATATCCCTCATAGAACCCAGACGGCACTGAGTTGTTGAAGTTCGCGAGCCCGACGATGACGTTCTGGTTAAAAGCCCATCCCGGCTTGACGGTGAAACCGTTCGTTGCAGTTGCGGCGTTACCTGTAACATTTATACTCCACGTTCCGCTTGCTCCAGTGCCAGTCAGTGTGGGAGCGAAGGAGTTGTAGTTCGACGAGTCGAGGATTGTCGCTGCGGTGCCACCACCCCAAGATCCTTTGTAAATAAAACCAGAACCGTTATGGACTCTAAATAACCAACCGTTTG